AAAATCATATAATTAAATTATATGATTTTTTATGACTCGTGAATGACTTAAAGAAAAGAGATCTTTTAACAGTTTAACCTAATAAATTTGATTTTTTTGTATTATTTTTGTTGTATTATATATTTTATGATTTACGAAGGTTCAGAAGGATCTGTTAATGGATATTATAAAAAGAAAAAAATCATTTCAAGACCTCTTGGTGATGGACGAACACTTGAAGGATATAAAAATGAAGCACAAATGGTTCTCATTCAAGCAATGAGGGACGGCAATAATTTACAGAAAATTAAGAAATTATGTATTCAAACATTAAAGAATTTTAGATACGAAGAACTAATTAAACAACCTGATATAGAGGAAAGAGATTTTGTTCTCTTTACACTATTAATCTTAATAAAACTTAAAGTCGTCGAAGAGGACGGAGTTCAAGAAGGTCTTCTAGTGATGTGTAAAAAAAAACCTAGACGAGACTGTGAAAACCACTAGGATCTATATTAACTGTCGGAATGCCCTCATCAAGAGCATCCCCTTCATCTTCTGAATAATCAATATCAGAATCATCTGACCCACACAATTCTAAAATTAAACCCTGAATGATTAACGCCCATTCTGTTTTATCATTCTCTAATAAATATTCACCGATCTTTTGAAGTTCATCCATTTCAATTATTGAATATTTTTTTTTGAATTAAATTATTCAAAAATGTCTTTCGTATATTTTATCCCATCAAATTCTATTTGAGGATCTTCTAACTCTTGTGCTAATAACTGGTCTGATTTTTTTTTACTTGCTAGAAGATCTCCTACAACATCCATATTTGCCTGAACCTGTTGATCTATCCTGAATATTACTGCTGAATTTAAATCACATCTAGCAGAAGTCCCATCTGGTTCGTGAATACTACATCGAATCCTTGTAAGAACTCTATCTATCGTATTGGTGAAAGTAATCTGCCCCTGAAATCCATTCAAGAAGTCTCCATAAGGATTTGCCTTATTTGTGATTGCTACAATTGGTAATGTCACGCCGCTCGTTGTCCCTCCTAAAACTTGATTCTCTCCTATGATATCAGATCTAATTGTATAATAAGGTCTTAGGGTCTTACTAGGTAATCTTTTCGCAGTTATATTTACAGATGTTGCTGGACTGATTGTAATCGGTGGTAATATATATCTCGCACCTCTGGATGCGAAGGCAGGAGTCACGCCGACAGGGTTCAGAGGTTGATAAACCGATTGTGCCACAGAATTCATTTGATATTCTATAAGATCTCCTTCATCTACATTCGCATTCGTTGTAATGACATTGACATTATTTAAATCAGCATTCGCCCCTGATGCTTTCAATCTAACCTGCCTTGAAGAAGTAGTATCTGGATTGTGAAATTGTTCGTATCTATATCCCATAATCCCTATAAGACTTTCATCCCAAGAATCTTCAGGGACAACCCAGTCTTCAATAAATAAACCAGACATCGCATCCATAATCTTCCAAGGTTCAACATTAGCATTCATAGAATTATAAACATTCATTGATGCTGTTCCCACTGCTCCACTAAATCCTTCCACATAAGCAGCAATCTCTGGACTATAATTTGTGTAAAGAGGTCTTTTATTAATTTTATAACATTTATCACCTGCGTTAGGATTGACAGGGAGAACAGTTCCAGTCTGATTATATCCAGCATATCCCAAATTACCAACGACCTCCGCTGTATGAAAATCCCTTATTTGAAATCTCTGTTGTGTAGTATCATAATTGATTAGAGGACCATCTGCTCCAATATACATACCGAATTGATATTTATCTAAAAGATACATTCTCTCAAATGCCGCCTGACCGAACCTATATACTTTATTGTATTCATTTAATTTTGATTTACCCAGCGTATCAGCATTACCATTATAAGGGAGAATCACGTGTGTTCCATATGCGGTGAAATGATAATCAAATCCAAAATACCTACCGAGTCCAAACCCCAATTGATACATAGGTCGTCCGACTCCTGCCGAAGCGTTTTTGTGAAAGAAATGATCAGGAATCTTGTCTCCTGTTTGACTGAACTGAAACCCTATTTTATATGCGATTCCTTCCCCATCAAGATTAGTTCGCACCTTTCTACCGAATCCATATGCTAATTGGGTGTAATCAGAAGTTAAGGTCGTGGAGAATATTCCTGATCCATAATCTGTCTCTTGAACGTCCTTTGCTAATGAATCTACCGTATTTGGATTATAATCAACGAATAATGGGAAGGACGTCTGACTGGCACTAACTGCCCCATCATATAAATCATATCCCAGTGCTGGGACTTGATCCACACGAATATTTGTGCTAAAGTTCGCAGCACCATATCCACTATCAACAAAATTAGAATTATCATATAAATTCATATGAAAAAACCTTGTATTATTCTCTCTAATTTTAAAACCATTCTGAAGATAATCTTTGAATAATTCTGGATAGACTGTCTGAGAATCAAAGAATTCCTTGAATTTTAATAGATTCGCATCAGTCCATTTTATATCGGTTACAAATACAGAATCACCTGAAGCATTCGGTGTTAAAAAACTAGAAAGATATCCTGTGTCTTGGAATATCCCATTTAACTTTTTCCCTGCTGTATATAATTCTGGTCGTTTTATTCCTATTGTCTGATACTGCGATAAATAACTGAAAGTTTCTGGATAATTAGCAGCACCATCAACCCTCTTCCATTGATCGTAATAAGATCTCTCATAAGAATTAGCAGTTGCGACATTATATAGTTTGTTCGCCTGTGTTTCACTCTTGAATGAAAATGTTTCCTTTCTATGAACCGTGTTGGATACGTTAGAAGTGCTATATGTGAATGGTTCAAAATCTGTTCTCTGAATTAATTCTTCTGTTAATTGAACCGCAAGGTCTGTTGGTGAATTATATCCTGGATTTGCCTTCAATGTAATTAAATTTTTTATTTGTATATAATCACCGAGGACTGCTGGATCTCGCTGTGCCTGTGCCTGTGCCGTCGAGAGACCACTTGTTATATCAGGAGGTAAAAACCTTCTTATAGCATCAGGTCCTCCAAATTTAAATGTAAAACGATTCTGGGTCGTGGTGGTCGCAATAGCATTCTCTGACATAGTTACAAATGAACCATTCACAGATACAACCGACGCACCGACATTGAATCCGAGAAGAGGCAAAGCATTAAGAATCGGCATCGCAGGTATAAGACCTGTTGTAGAGGAAGAGTGTGTAACCTGTAATATAGGAGAACCAAGAGTAGAGATACCAGAAACCGTTATTCTTGTATCCGAAGGGACGTCAAAGAAAGTCTGTTGTCTTGTGAAAAGTGTGAAACGACTTCCATCATTTTTTCCTGAAACTTTATATTCTGGATTTACTTTCCCTATATTATTTCCTGCCCAATATTTAGTTGAAAGATCATCACTACACCGATTCAGAGGATTAGGAGGTCTCTGTGTCTGTCCCATATCACGGAGACCACCAGCAAGAGATCCCCCATCCCTCCTTTCATTCTGCCCCCAAAAGACAGTCGTCCCTGAAGCAGTCCATCGTCTCGGTAAGAAAACATAATTATCAATATTCGCACACTTGTAAGGAGAGACAACTAAATTCACTGTATCATCCCTTATTTTGATATTCACAGTTTTATTAGAAGCATTTTGAAGAGCGTATTTATGAGGGAGTTCTTCATTTCTCCATAGATTCTCGAATTCAGTGACTTCAACATTTACAGAAGCATTAAGTTCTTGTCCCTTAATTTGAATTTGTCCTGATTCAGCACCAATTTCTGAAACATAAGAAGAATGAACGCTGATTTGATCCCCTGCTTTTAAGACTAAACCTTGCCCACATTTATTCGTCCATTTAGAAGGATCTATATTATTATTCGCAATCCCTTCGTCGCTTTGAGAGCGAGGACACTCTATTAGAGTTGTCTTCGTGAAAGTATTATTATTCATTTTATTTATGAATATAATAAAAAATGAAGTTAATGAAACTAAAATTCGGTTAAGCATACGCCATCATAAACATCCCATCACGGAGACTGGCAACCCTCATCACCTGTAACCAGCAACGCATGGTGGATGCTCCAGGCATAGTGACACGAGTATCATAGATTTCAATACCACGAGAATTGACTCGCTCACCCTTATTCAGACGATAAGCAGTGTAGAAGAACTTCTGGCGAAGATCACCCTGTGCTGAATAATCTTCAAAATTAACCGATCCAGAAGCACCATCGAGAGTCTGTGCTAACTGACCCTCGCCCCTGTATAAATCACGAGAGATGTAAGGTACTCGCCCCTCCGACTGAAAGACGTTGTGATAATGACGAGCGTCATTGGTGACGTCTATCGGATATAAGAAATTATCATTGTATTTTAGATTGGTTGTCACCTTGCCTACACCAGTCGTAGAGACAGTAGGTCCTTCAGCACAATAGACATTCAGAAGATTATCCTGCTTATCCGACTCCGTGCCTGCCCTCACGCTGCCACAGAATACTTTATTTACGATACGACCAGCACCTCCTACATTCTGGATTAGACCAGAAGAATATTCAGTTGCCGAGACAGTCCGCTTTACGAACTGATAATCTACATACTGAAAAGACATATTAGCGTTCTGCTGGCGATACTGCTCCATAAGATCCTGAGGATAGAAAATGTAATCAGCGATTAACTGACAATCACCACGGACAAGGACGGCATCCTGTGTAATTGACCCACCCTGCGTTACACTGATACGCTCCGACTCGGCGAGAGACGAACGTTTCGTAAATGTTAAATGAATCGAAACCTGCTCATCCATCATAAATAGAGGGAGTTGGTTGGTCTTTAGGAAAGGGAAAAGATCTGCCAAGAGAACAGAATAAGTGGGTTTATTAACCTCCGATTGATAATCATAAACCGTGCGACTGGGGAAGGGACTAGTATCCTTCAGAGGGACGTGATGCTGGTCCGAATCCGCACCAGCAAATAAGAGACCCTTACCATTGTCAATCTGAATAGACTTTGCCTCAGTAAGACTTTCTACATTCAGGGGAGTATTTGAAGCATTCTGATAGGGTTCTGCTCGCCCAGTAAGAGTAGGGGCGATTGTCATCATACGACCAGAAATAACACCCTCACGCTCCTTGATTGCGTCAGGAGGTAGGAAGGTCGTTTCATAGGCGGCGAAATGATTGTAATCTTCAATTTCACAGACGGTCTTTGTGCCGACACGAAGTGCCGCTCTCTGGATTAGAGAATGGACTCCTACACCAGCAGGAAAGAAGGCACGATCACGAGTAGAAGGTCCTACTGTTCCATCAGTAGAGAATGTGATTCTTGAATTAGAATGAAGAATACCTTTATTATCTAAAACGAATCGTGCTTCGCTTTCAGAGAAAATTACTGGATCTAAGATATCAGTAGTTACATTGATCGCTGTATCAGTAGCGACAGTGCCGATACGAACAAGATCTGGGATTTGAGAGGACTGGGGCTGCGAGGGAGATTCCATATTATTATGATATGAAAATATATAAAAAAGTAAGGGTCATTTTAAAATATGCTATTTATTTCATTACCTGAATCGATCCACCAGAGGATACGACCGTCTGGCGTGAATGGACGAACAAGAAGACAGCATTCGGATTGTCGCTCGTAAGTCTTAACTGTAACTGGACGCCGAATGGAACTTGCGAGAAATCAAGTCCAGAATTAGAAATACCATCATATGATACACCGATTCCATATGCCGATCCACCATCAATAATATCCTTCGCCTGTGCGAAATTAGCACCATAATCAATATTACGGAAGGCAGACGGAACAACCGAAGTGCGAGCAATCTTCGCAAAGTTCATTACAGCATTCATATAATTACGAACAATCTGGGCATCAGCAGTTTCATTATCACGACCTGCCTGATCCTTCTGGAGTGTATCAATATTATATTCTAGAGGGACTCGCTCACCAGCACGAGTGAAAACAAGTTGTTCAATCTGTGCTTTCGTGCCGTCACTGTTGGAGAATCCAAGAGTCCCAAGACCGTCTCTCGTTAGAGAATTAATATGCGAAGAAGGAACAACATTCATAAATGCCCCTAGGACAGATTTTAGACCAAGGTTGAAATTCAATACAGCATTCGCCGAATTGATAGTATTGTAATAAGAACTGATAGAATTATAGACGAAGGTGTTCGTAGATTGAGGACTGAAATCTTCACCTGGTCGCTGGACTTCACAGATTAGACGAACATTGGATAATTCATAATAAGCATCAAGTAATTTAGTTGGAGAGTTGTCCGAAGAAAATAAAACATTCTGGTCTGGAGATAACTGGATCTCTATCATTAGACCACCGACACCCCAATCATTCGAGAGAGGGATTGGTTCTTGACCCATAAAGAGTCCAGAAACCAGAGGGATACAGAAGGAGTTCGGAGAAGTCCCCCCAGAAGCAGATGCCCCCTGGGTGTTCGTAATGACTCCTAACTGCTGTGCCTTGAAGTTAGGGAAACGAAGAGCAGTCTCGTAGGCGTGACAAGCGAAGTCGTGCTGACTCTGCGTTACGCTGAGGTATGAAGACATCATTCGATTATGATGATTGATTGATTCTATCGTCTGCGAAGAACGCTGGGAGAAAATAGAAAGAGTATCAATTACAGAATAAACACCGAGGCGTTCATTCATACGGATTCCATCACTCTCTAATGGAATAATAGTATCATTCTTTTTTACTGTGAATTCACCAACGAGGCGAACAGAACCAGGAACAATAAAACGATCCTGTGCTCCAATCAGGAGTTGGATCGTCGGTTGTCCATTCTTGTAGGATAGTGTTCCATTGGATGTGATGTTGCTTGGGGTGATCTCTAAATGCTGGTTTGACATAACTTATAAAATACATTAGAAATTAATTTTAGGAGCATTTTAAAAATTTTAAATAGATATATAAATAGAATAAATGGTTTCAGTCGTAATAAAAAAAAGTGATAAATCTGGTAAAAAATTGATGGCAGTTTTCACCAGGGATAATGGAAGAACAAAAACAACACATTTCGGAAGTGCTGGGATGGATGATTATACAATCAAGAAAGATAAAGAACAAAGAAAAAGATACAGATCTAGACATAAAAAAGATTTATCTACTGGGGATTATACAAGAGCAGGATTTCTGTCGTGGTATATATTATGGGGTAATTCAACGAGTCGTAAAGAAAATATATCAAGTTATAAGAGAAGATTTAAGTTAAGTTAATTTATTGACCTTATTGAAAGATCTGATAGTAATCCCAAGTTTCTTTATTCGCCTTGATAAAATCTTCACTGAAATATCCTTTTAGGATTTCTTCTACTGCTGAACCTTCATCGTAGTTCCCACCTAGAAATTTACAGAGAATCTCTTTTTCTTCTTTTAGTTCCTCGTTGTCCCTGAGGGCACGATCAGTCCAACGCTTCATCCTTTCTAAATCATCTTTTAGTTTCTTGTTCTCCTCTCCCATAGCATTCACCATCTCCCTAAACTTTTCGGTTGCCTCACGAACCTTCTGTTGAAAAGATTCCCTTGCTACGACAATCTTCGCATCTTTTAGTTTCTTGTTTTCTTCTTTTAGTTCCTGATAATCATCTTTTAGTTTCTTGTTTTCAACTCCAAAATAACCACGAAGTCTCTCTATTTCTTCTTTTAGTTTCTTGTTCTCTTCACCCCACTCTTCAAGTTTCTTTTTCCTGTGATTGATTTGTTTTCTTAGATTCTTGTTCGTGTGTTGTAGTAGATCACTCTCTTCTTGAAGTTTCTTGTTCTCTTCTTGAAGTTTCATTGTGACACGATAAATCTCTTTGATTTCGTCTTTCGTAGTTCCGTGAAAGACTTGATCTTTGAGATTCTTGTTCTCTTCTTTTAGTTCCTCCACTTCCGCTTCCAGTTTTCCCTTCTCATCCAGAACAGATTGAAATTGCTGGACATCGTGTTCTCTACCACTTTTCTCTTCTTCCAACTTCTCTTCAAGTTCCCTGATGTGATTCACCAGTTCCTCCATCCCTGGAATCAGTTCAGTTGCGACCATCTTATTTACGACGAATTAATCTGTCTGCTTTTTTCTTCTTAGTATTTTGATGGTAATTATTGTTAGCAAACAATCAAATTTATTTTGGGTTTTTTTACGTATTCTTAGTGTGTTAATATTATTTCAGTATAGCAAACTATCAAATTTTTAAATTTTTTTTAAATTTTTTTTAACCGATATGTTCTAATGGATTGTGAGAACGATTCGCCAGGATTCCAAATTGACTGAATCCCTGAGGAGCAACCTGAGGAGGAGGTTTAGAAGGAGGAGCATCCTTCGCATCTGTTGATTTTTCTTTTTCATCCGCATCAATTGAAGAGAGAGTAGAAGTCGTGGCGGCTGCGACATTAGCAGCGGCGGCAATAGGGGCAAGTGCTCCGCCAGTGAAGACAGCAGCGACGTCTAAGATCCCTGCTCCAATTGTAGCAATATTACCTATATCCTGTCCGAGATTCTGTTTCACAGTATTTCCCTGTGCGTCTTTCGTATTAAACATATTTCCTGTATTCCAAAGATTATCTATATCCGTGAGAGTCGCCATCCCTGCCGAAGCAACCCCAATACCAGTTGCCCCTACCTTCGCAAACCCTTCAGCGATTTCACCTCCCCCACCAGCAACAGATAAAACGTTACCAACTATCCCTTCAAGACCTCCTGCTTCCTTAGCAGCGACTGCCCCCTCACCGAATAATTTAGTTCCTTCTCCTGCTGCCGAGAGAGTTCTTAGACCTTCTGAAGCTGCCTGACCGACAGTACCACCGCCTCTTAAAGTGGAAACTACTTCGGCAGCAGCACCACCAACTCCTTTTACAGCAGTTCCTATTTTAGGAACAGAAGCGGCACTGGATTCAGCGTCACTTTTAAGATCTGAATCTTCTTTACCTGTATCCAATTTCTGTAACGTTCTGAAAGCAGTTTTAGAGTTCTTCCAGTTTGCCTGACGGACTTCATTCATATCGTAGGCGTGCTGACTTAGTTGATTTTGTTCGGCGAATGCTTGTGCGTGTGCTCCATAAAAGTCTGACATTGTTTATATAAATTATATATATATAATTTTTATTCAGGGGAATTTAAAATTTTAGATCCTTCAGCAATTAGTGTTTCAAAGTTTCTAAATGCTTTTGGAGGATTCGACTGAAAATCCATATGAAGAAAATCATATCTATTAGGAGTTGCCTGTCCATATATCTTCAACCAATTATCACCCCCACCAAATACATCCCCATACTCTTCTGCCATTTTACCAAGTTCTTTCTGATTAGGGAAAGGAGATCCTACAATTACATTCGTAGCATTCTGCCTAATGATAGGACTACATGCCCTAAAATTCTGTGATGAAATAACTAATAGTTTTATATTGAAATGCCTGAAACGAGAACATAAATGATTGATCTTTGCTTCCCTTCTGATTGATCCTAAACAATCATCAAGGACAACAGCAATCTCTGGTTGGTCTTCTTTATCATATGCTTTCTGTGTCTTCACAATTCCATCTACAATTGCGTCGTCATAATGGTCGTGTGTATCAAATGCTTTTCTTAAAAATCTGGATGTAATATCGTTAGCAATGGTGTTACTGATGATAGTTGTATTATCGAATCTTTCTTGTGCGTCGTAGAACTGATCATTGAGAAGCATATTAGAAATTAGTGTGCTCTTTCCTGTGCGGACAGGTGAAACTAATAAAACTAATGCTCCGCCGCCGAACCCATCTACCTGCGGTAAATTCTCGTGTAATGGTGGATGATTTGTAGATACTGGATCTGGATCTTTAACTGGGATGACTCTTGGTCCTTGCGATGCTTCCATTTTATGTTTATTATATACATAATATTTTACATTACATAATTTAAATAAATATCATTTTTGGTTCTCCTAACATTATATGTAGAGAAGTCTTCTAGGATCTGGTTTATTTCTATTTCTGAACTATGACAACTTTCAAACTTGATTGTTTTTGGTCTTATATTAGTTCTATACAATTGATTCATAATATTAATATCAAAACCCTCAGTATCTAATTTTAAATATTCAACATCTTCAACATTATATTCTTTGAAGAAGTCTTTTAATGATTTTGTTAAAACATTAATTTTTTCAAAGCGTTTAAACCTAACAGATTTTGTAATTCTTTTTTCTTCATTAGATGATCCAACTAAACTTGACATGCCCCTTTCATATTGTCTATGTTCTTTATCTTCTAAAAATTCATCTTTTAATTTATAAAATTCAGCAGTTCCAGTTTTATCACAAATAGCACAATTAACTTTTGTATTGTTTTCTTTATCAGGCAAATTATATAAAAGACTTTTAATTGGTTCTACCGATAATCCAAAATCATTCGGATACTTATTTATTAAACTAGCAAAATCACTTGTTCCAATTTCAATATATTTATAATGAACCATTTACAATAAAACAGAAAATAAATTTAAATATTAAATTTAAATATTAAACGAAACAATTTGCCCACACATCATTCTTCATTGCCGTATTGATTTCTTTAAAGACCTTTTTATCATGCTCTACCTTTGCCTGTGCTTTCTTCTTTACATCCTTCCTCTGTTTTCTTAATACTTCTACACGATTCACAGATTGTTCAACTGCTCTTGCGACAGCATCATCCAGATCCGCCTGTGAGAACCCCTTTTCTATAACAACTGGTTTTTCTACGATTTGAACTTTTGGGACAATTGTTTCTTCGTCGTCAATAGGTGTCTCTAATTTCTTTCTTAATTTTTTACGTTCTCTATCCCTCACTGCTTCAACGAGTTCTTTATCTGATTTATCTTTTTTTAATTTCTCTTCCTTTTCTAACTTCTTTCTCGCCCTAGTCTCTTTCGCCTTCTCTCTGCCCCTTGCTAATCTTTCAAGTTGTTCAGCAGAAGCAGGTCCTCTCTTCTTTCTAGTTTTTTTCTGTTTCTTTTCTGGAGGAATATCTTCATCTGGTTCTTTCATCGATTCTGGATCTAAAATTGTTTTTACCTTAGGTGTTGAAAAGATCTCTTCTTGAGGAATCTTTCTACGTCTTTCAGGTTCAGGGATAATTTCTTCTTCTTCTTCTTCCACTTCATATGATGCTTCACTTTCTTCAATGTCCATCTGCTCTTGAATAATTTCATCTGTAAGAGGCAGAGGTTCAGGAGAGGAGGGTGGTACTGGAGGAGGCATAACAACATCTGCGAGATAATCAGTCATTTATATTTCTATATAAAATAAATTTATGACTAACTTTTAAAAAATAATGATTAAATATGATTACTTCCTTTTTCTGATATGGAATACGATCTGGGTGTCGCCAGTCAATGAAGCAGTCTCTTTTTCAAATGGATCTACTATCTGAACTTGAAGACTATTCAATAGGAGAGGGTTGGGATTATTTAATTTTATGTAGGTCTTTTCTCCTGGTTCAAAGTATAGAGCACCATATTCTCTGCCATCATTGGAGAACTGGGGCAACTGATAAATGATTTTAGAAAGTCCTGCCTGTGCTCCATTGAATGATTTGTGTGTGAGACCTGGGAGACGAATGAAACTAGATAATGCTGTCTTTTCTAAGGCGAAGACACTCGTGAATGTAACAACATTACTATCATCACCTGCTACGAATCCTACACCAGATTTACTACTGATGATTGCTCTATCAGGGAAACCTAGACGACCAGACATATCAGGGAATCTTTGTCCTGCTATTAATGTATCAAGAGGATCAGGAGAAAATTTATTCATTGTAATTATGTGGGCGTAATCTACTCCTGCCGCTGAATTCAATCCTGCGAAAACATATGGATACGTCTGTCTCGATGATGGATGAAATAATTTATTATTAGAACTATCACATTTGAAGACTGCTGATTGTAATGAATCTGATGCTAATTGTCTTTCACTTTTGAGATGGACAAAATCTTCATCGTCCAAACCAGCAAGCATTTCATTTGAAAACATATCATCCCCAGGATAATATCCTGCTGCCGATGGAGGACTTGCTATATAGGTTGGAAAATCATAAGAAGTATCTGTCCCTGTATAATTACTATCAAAGTTTGTTATTGTGATAGAACCTGCCCCTACATTTAACATCGGATAAAGAGCATAGGATGTTGAACCAATTGGAGTGAAAGTCCTGCCGACTGCCCCTGCCGAAGAAAGATTAGAACCTAGAATCTGATCATAAACTGCTTTGCCTTTTTGTTTGAAATAGAGATTTATTTGATCTCCAAGACCCTCGAATCGGACACCATCATATGCGGCATAGAATGCTGTCTTTGTCATTTTAGATCCAGTGACAGCACCTCCGCTCTGCCAATATTCTAATTCTTGGAGTCTGCTAAATTGACCATCCTGAGGACGTGCCTCGTCATTGACGAAAGCACTGACCCTTTGTGCGATTGTGATATTATCATCCGAATCTAGGATAAATACATAATCATAGGTTTCATAAGGTCCTCTGATACCATCGATCCCATCTAAACCCCTATAATCAAGAATTTCAGTTTGTCCGCCAGCATTAGCAAAAGTTTCATTATCTAAATTATAGATCCCTCGGTATCTGGTTGTAGCAAGACTAGCGTTCGCTAGTTTAGGATCTTCAAATTGTATCTGGGGTCTTGATAATCCAACAGCGAATGGAGCAGTGCTTGCCCCTAAAACACTGAAATCAAATTTACCCTGATTGAGACAGAAGGGTCGTCCAGTAAGAATCCCTACACAAGAAGCATTATGAAATCCAGTACCACTTGCCCCTGTTCTTTCAAATACACCAGTCCCTGCTGTCCAAGTAAAAGCATCACTAGGTTTGATCCCCTGGGAAGCATTAATACCACCTCTCTTTCTGAAAGCAGAAGGATTAGCAAGATTAAAGACTGGTTGATCTACTAATGATGCCGAAACATCAACATTGCTCTTGCCCCTATCTGTGAATCTAATTTGAACTCCTTCCTCTTGAAATACAGCATTAGGATTCACTGTCACCGATGCGTTTCCATAAATTCGAGGATCGTCATATTGGGCGTTAAAATCTTTTGTTAATTGATCCACAAAAGATTCAATGCTGTATGTTCCCTTTTTCGGTTTAATAGTTCTGGAGATTGATAGAAGATCATTATATTCATCTCCTGGATCGAGAGCATCTGGATTAAATCCGTAGTAATGACCGAAGAAAGATTTTGCCCCTATTGTTATATTTCCTGTTCTCTGGATCTTAACACTATCCACCGCTATTTCTGAATCAGGTTCAATTTCAATTGGAGAGCGAAAGAAGTTCTGAAAGTTAGAAGGACGCTGGTTAGTAGATTGCGTTTCGTCTTCATTGAGACGTGAAGTTGCTATAATCAATGACATTATTTATAATTTCAGTATATATTTTATTTTATATGTTAAAATTAAAAAAATGAATAAGAGAGCAATTCAACGGAACAAGAAAAAACCAGAACGTAAAATGAAAGAATGTGAAAATTCTGTCTGTGGTGAAACACAATTCAAAGTTAAAGAATCTGTTGAAAAGAATAAGAAAATAAAACCAAA